CCCCGCCATTGTTGTCCTTGCTACCCTTGCCCTGTCCTTCGGCACTATTATTTGGTCTATCATCCGGTCTGTCCGGTTTAAGTTTTAAGGAGGGTATCTAATGGCTCCCACGAAAGATTATCATCTGTTCACCGCTCCAGCTGAGCTCCATAAGGCCGTCAATACGCTTCGCGGCATTGTCTCCGGTATTTCCAGCGACGCCTCCGTAAGTTCTTCTGAGATTTCCGAGCTTACGCACTGGTGTCAGCTTCATTCTCATTTGCGTGGCCGCCACCCATTTTCCGAGATTTTGCCAGTCGTAGAGTCCGCCTGTGCTGATGGTGTTATTACCCCTGATGAGTCCAAGGACATCATGTGGGTGTGCAGCAGCTTTGTGGATGGTGCCAAGTACTACGACACCATTACATCGTCAATTCAATTTTTGCTTGGCCTTGTCCATGGTATCATGGCCGATGGCGTTTTGAGTGACTCCGAAATATTGTCTCTCAACTCCTGGATCAGCACAAATAGCTTTCTTTCCGGTTGCTACCCTTTTGACGAGATTGACAGTCTGCTCTCTTCCGTCTTGGCCGACAAGATGATCACTGACGATGAGCGCAATACCCTCCTGGCGTTTTTGAGCAGCCTTGTGGAGTTTAAGGACTCCTACAACCTTTCCGAGTCTGATTTTTCTGCCTTGCGCGATACATATTCCGTTGACGGTATATGCGCCTCTTGCCCTGACATCCAAATCGCAGATCATATCTTTTGTTTTACGGGCGAGTCCTACAGGGCCACCCGCAAAGAAATCCGCGACACCATCGAGCAGTTGGGCGGTATTTTCCGCGGCAGCGTGTCTGCAAAGACCGACTACCTCGTTGTCGGCAATGCCGGTAACCCCTGCTGGGCCTATGCCTGCTATGGGCGCAAGATCGAGGAGGCCGTCTCTTTGCGCAAATCCGGGTCTCATGTCGTCATAATCAATGAGACTGATTTTTGGGATGCCGTCTCTGACACTTTAGCCGGCGTCTCTTAACCATCCTGCAATGGCATAGCAGCATTATAGTACATTCGTTCCACTCTTGCAAGGCGGAATAGTACACAAAAACCCGCTCCAAATTTTGGCAGCGGGTTTTCCTGAAAGGTGTGATTATTGGACTATGAAAGTGCCTAAAGCAAAAAAGCTCCCCTCCGGGAGCTGGAATATCAGCATCATGGTCAACGGTCAGCGGGTGTCTGTAACCGGGCCCACAAAGCAGGACGTGGAGCGGCGGGCCATGGCGCTCAAGATTGGCGCCGCCGCGCCGTCCCCCGCCGGGAGGATCACACTGCGGGAGGCTATTGATGATTACATCGAGGCCAAGAGCATCCTGTCCCCGGCGACGCTGCGTGGATACGCCACCATCAAGCGGCACCGGTTCCCGGCCCTCATGGACCGTGCTGTCTGCTCCATCACCAAAGCCGACGTCCAGCGCGCGGTCAATGACGAGGCCAAGGCCGTATCCGCCAAGACGGTCAGCAATGCCTATGGGCTGGTGCGGCCCGTGCTCAAGGAGCACGGCGTCAATGTATTTGGCGTCCGCCTGCCCCAGGCGGTTAAGCCCATCAAGCAGTATTTGCAGCCGGAGGACATCGGCAAACTGGTCAAGGCCGTGGAGGGGGACACCTGCGAGATCCCCATCCTGCTTGCCGTCTGGCTTGGCATGCGCCGCTCGGAGATCTCCGGGATATGCTGGGACTGCGTGGACACGGACAGCAGTGTGATCCACGTACGGCGGGCGGTCGTGCCTGGCCTGGACAACAAGATGGTGCTCAAGGATATCCCCAAAAACTCCCAGAGCCAGCGCGCCGTTGACTGCCCGGCGTACATCATGGACAAGATCAGGCAGCTCCCGCGCGGAGACGGGGCGGTGCGCCTGTTTGCGCTTAACCCCAACACCATCACCCGCCATGTGCACCGGGCCTGCAAGGCTGCCGGAATCGTGGACACCACCACCCACGGCCTGCGGCACACCAACGCGGCCGTGATGAAAACCCTGGGCGTGGACGACCGCCACGCAATGGCCCGGGGTGGCTGGTCCTGCGAGAGCACCTACCGCAAGACATACTCCTATGTGTTTGAGAGCAAAAAGACCGAGGCCGACGCAGAGATCAACGGCTACTTTTTGGAGCGCATCGGCGGTTGACGCCGCGCCGTATGTAATCCGTATGTAATTCTGTGTTCCCCGGCGCGTTTTTCGGTGCCCTGTCAGGTCACGCCGCGCCCCTCGCGGAAACCCCACAAAGCGTTGCAAATACAAGAAAAACCGGGAAAGCGTTGTGCTTTCCCGGTTTCCTTTTTGGCGCGGAAGGAGGGATTTGAACCCTCACGTTATCCACGAAAACCCGTTGGTATCTCTCGCTTTTTCTTCGCGGCGTATGCAATTCATCTGTAATTCTCTCGTTCCTGCTATCTGTAATTCTCTCGTTCCTGCTATCTGTAATTCTCTCGTTCCTGCTATCTGTAATTCTCTCGTTCCTGCTAAAAAAATATTTAATTTTTTCGATTTCCCCTTGACATCCCACGCATTGCGTGGTATAATCCAAGTGTAATCAAGAGAGGGCCGCAGCCCTCCGAAAACGCGAAAGGGGTTAGTACTATGAGCAGCAATGGTAATTGGTACGCAGTGCAGAGAGACCGCGAGGACAGCGATTGGGGCACCGGCAGTTTTGACTGGGACGAGGCTGTGGCAATGGCCAAGAGCCGCGGCTGTCTCCTGATTGCCGAGATCGACGGCCAGTATGATGACAACGGCGAGCCCACCGTAGACCCCATCTGCGTTGCAGAGTACATTTCCGGCGAGGACTTTTAACCTAACGTCAAGGAGGATTGCGCCATGACCGCCCATGAGCTGATTAAAAAATATGACATCGTCCTGCAAACCAAGCTGACCGGCAACGGCTTGGAGCCCACCGGCACCTTGATGATCCGCAACGCGGCCGCGTGCAAGCGCGCCGGTGGCCTTGACGCGGTCAAGGCCGCAAAGCCCGAGATCATCGCCATTTTGATGGCGGAGCGAGACGCCGCCGCGCGGGAGCGCGCGGCGCGCGAGGAGAAAATCAGCAGCATCCCCGGTCTTGCCGAGATCAAAGCGGCCCAAGACGATTTCTCCCGCTGGTATGATGAGTTTAGAGCCAGCTTTGACGGCGAGGGCGGCGGCGGCGTTGGCGTCCGTCCCAAGCCCAGCTATGATCTGGATGCCCTCTATGCCAGGTATCCCCGCGCGAAGGCGTATCTTGACGCCAGCGCATACGCCGATGCAGCACACGATGCCAAGGCCGCCGCCGGCCGGAAAGCATTGGATGCTATTATCAACGGTGAGGACTACGCCCAGGCTATCGCCGCCATGGAGGCAGAGTGGTCTGACTATACCGTCGCCCACATGTGGGATTGAGCGATGCAGGAGGTTATCCCAATGGGCAATTGTCAAGGCATGCCGGACAGCACTTTTGCCGCCCTTTGGTCTGCGGCGCTCTCCGTACCTGACCGTGATGTCTTTTTGTCAGATCCCGCTTTTTCCGCCGTCCCGCTCGATGAGCGCGGCAGCGTCTGGGACGTCGCCCACATGACCATCCGCGGCATCCGCCAGCACACCGGCCTCTCCCAGGCCAAGTTTGCACTGCATTTCTGCATCCCCCGCCGGTCTGTAGAGGACTGGGAGGCCGGGGCCCGCACCTGCCCCGACTACCTCCGCCTCCTGCTTGCCCAGGCGGTTGGGCTGTATCAGAGATAGGCGCTTGGATTACACCAAAAAGCAAAGGCCCCGGCCAGATGGCCGGGGCCTTGTTATGCTCACATCTCCTTCACCCTCTTGAGGAACACCACCATCTGTTCCCGGGTGCAGAAGCTCCTGTACTGCTTGTTGCCGTGCTCGTCGCCCCGGATGATGCCGTTTTCCTCCGCCCATTCCCTGGCCTGCGCGCTCCAGTCCTCCGGCTCCTGCTGGGCAAGCCGCCGCAGGTAATCGTCCATCATGGCGTCAAACTGCTCTTGGGTCACGTCCTCTTCGCCCCCTTTCAGCGCCGCGTCCACGTCCCGGCGGAAGTCGTCCATGGTCTTGCCGTGCCGGGGGAACCAATGCCCCACGTCCCCGTGGCCGGAGGCGATGCCCAGGTCGTGGCCCTCCTTGTGGTCGATGACTACCCCCGGCTCCATGGGGTCGAGACCATAGAGGCGGCACAGATAGGCCGTCAGCTCCACCGCCTCCCGGTACACCCGGCGGAAGTAGTCCCCATCCTCCAGGCCGTCCTCGCAGATCTCAAAGGCAATGTGGGTGTTGTTGGCCGCGTCTCCGCAGTGCCAGCCCCGCCAGTTCCACGGCAGGGTCTCATAGGAGGCCACGTTTCCGTCCTTGTCAAGGCCCACAAAGGCGTGTACGCATTTCTTCACCCCTGGCCGGTTCCAGTGGTTGCCCGCCGTGTTGCGCCCCAGAAGCCCGTCGTCCGGCTGCACATAGCGCCGCAAATTGGGGTTGTTGGCCCCGGTGGAGTGTACCATCACCCCCTTGGGCTTTATGGTGCGCCCCGCCCGGTAGCAGTCGTTCTCCGTGAGGATGCACTTTCTGAGGTTCATTTCCCCCCACCGTCCACCGCGTCCTGCACCTTCTGGCTCTGTGTGCCGAAATAAAATGCGATGACCACCGCGTAGACGGTCATAAAGTCCTGGCTGATTGCCCCGACGACGGCCATGTAGGCAAATACCCCGGTGAGCACCAGGGTCACGATGCTTTTCACGCTCAGCAGGTTCCCCAGCCGCTTGATGATACTCTCTTTCATGCTTTTCTCCTTTCTCATGCGTCCCTGTCGTTGTTGGCCGGCTTGTCCGGCCATTTGTTGTTCTTGCTGATGTTCTCGAAGAGGCTCTTCATGCAGTACACCAGCACCACCCCGATGATCTCCGTGATGGCCACCTTGGAAAGGCTCTCCGCGATGGCCGCGCGCCCCAGATAGGCCAGGGCGTAGCTGCACCACACCCAGCAGATGCCATTGAGGACGCACAGCCACACCAGCCGCTTGGTGGTTGTCTTTTTCATTTCACACGCTCCAGATCGTCAATGCGGTGGTTTGCCACCTTGAGCTTTTCCTCGAATACCGCCGCCGATTCCTCCAGGCGGTAGGTGCGCTCCACCAGGCCGTTGTGCTTGGCCACTTTCTTCTCCAGTTGCTCCAGGCGGTACGCGATGAGGGCCGCGCTCTTCCGGTTGGCAAGGTACGCCCCCGCCAGCGTCCCGCCCAGGGACAGCACCGCCACAATGATTGCATCCGTCATGCTGCTGCCCCCTTACTTGGTGGTGATGGTCATAATCGTCTGCGAGACGTACGTGCTAAAGTCAAACAGCCCGCTGATCGCAACATCAACATCTCCTGCGAGCGTGTAGTTGTAATCGTTGTTTGTTGCTACGATTGTCCCGTTGACCTCTACCGTGCTGGTTGTTGCTCCGGTCATCACATGGCACAGCATCACGTCTCCCACATTGGCCTTAAAACTGCCCACGGCATTGTATGTCACCCCATTGCACTGCACATATGGGTCTCCGGTTATCATGCCCGTGCGGGTGGTGATGGCCACAGTCACTTGGAGATCTGCCGTCACGGCGCACGTTGCGGAGGCAGCGTATACGTTCCCGTCGTCGGCTGCCGTGATGGTGATTGTCGCGTTTCCGCTCCCCAGTGCCGTTACCTGCACGTCCCCGCTGCTTAGCACGGTTGCCCGCACCACGCTTGGCGCACTGCTCACCGCACTGATCGCGCCGGTGCCAAATCGGGATACGCTGATCGTTGCCGTTTTTTGCGCCACCGTCAGTGCCAGGCTTGTTGTGCCGAGTGTCACGTTGCCGTTGGCCTTGCCGATCGTCCATGTGACATTGCGGGCCTCCTGCCCGCCGGTGTCCGCCCACACATATCCGTCTTTTGGTGTAAATGTAGCGGTATAGCTCCCGGCGTTGATTGCGTTTGTCGTTCCGCTAAGCGTCAGCGCCTGGCTGCTGTAATTGTTCCACTCCGCAAAGATACGGTTGCCTGTATATACTGGTGTCCCCTTTTGCGTCGGGAGCGTTACCTCCTCATAGGCCGGATATACTGTGATGGACACGCCTGTCTGCAAGGTGACAGCCTGGATTTTGTAACCGTACTTAATGGAGCCGTCCGCCTGCGTCTCTTTGCTGGTGTAGGTCATCGTTACTGCCCGCCCCACAGGCTGCCCGCTCGCGGTATACTGTTGATAGGTTACAAGGGGTGTGTCCCCGGTGTAGTCCTTGTCTACCGTGAGTACAAAGCTAAAATCATCGCCCTTTGTCACTTTTGCCTGCCCGGCGGGCGTGGTGGTGTAGCCTGTGCCGGTCGGCAGCGTGACATACACGACGTTAAGGGCAAATGCCGTATACAGAGGCGTGGCTATCAGCGTCCCCGGCTCCGCTTTTGGAAATACGACAGTGTCACCCGGCTGATATTTGATCGACGGTGTCCCGCTCGGATTGCCAGCCCATCCCAGGAACTTGTAATCCTCCTTTTCCGGCGTGATGTCCGGAATGACGCCCGTTGTCTCGCTGTACCCCACAAGGTTGGGCGGCATATTGGTGGCGTCCTCATCTCCGGCGCGCTTGTTAAACAGGATGTACGCCAGCCCCCTCCGGTTCCAGAGGGAAGGAGAGTTGAAAATCACGTCGTCACCCCCGTTACCACCACATAGACGGATAGGTCTACGGTGGGCGTCACCGCCGCCGTAAAGGTCAGCGAGTTTAACCCCTGGCTGGTGGCCAGAACGCCGGCGTTGATGTACGCGGCCTGGCTGGATGTCTCCGGCGTTGGCTGGATGATCTGCAAGGATGCATCCGCATAGATGCCCTGCACCGTCACCGTCTGGGTCTTGGCCGTTGCGTCCCACCCCGCCGCTGTGAGGGTCACAAGGGTTGCCTTTGGCTTTGCCGCGTCCACCAGGCCCGGTGTGGCATAGTCCACATCCGGCGTGGCGCTGCCGATCACAGACACCCCGGATGCCATAGAGGATTTGAGGATACCCTGCACCGTTACCGCCGCCTGCTTGCCGTTGATCTGCTCCGTCAAGTCCTCCGATGCCGCCGCAGCCGCGGAAGCTGCCGCAGCATCCGCATAGGCAAAGATGTCCTGCGCCTTGCCCTGCGGGTCATAGACGGCCTTTGTCATGTCGCCGGTGCCGTCGGAGTACTTGTCTATAATGGCGTCGATCTCCTCGCCGCTGTACTTGGACTCATAGTAGCCCTCCGGCGTCTGCGTGAGGGCCGCGAGAGACGCCTCCAGCGCCGCCACACGCTCCTCCAATGTCATTGCCATGTGCTCACCTCATCATGTCACATAGTGTCTGCTGTATTTGTCCAGCAGCTTTTTGCCGTTTTTGTCCACAAAGCGGACGGGCTTTCCGACGGGCTCCCGGGTGCTGTAATAGACCAGGACGCAGCCGTCCGCTCCGGCGCCGCCTTGGCCGCCGCTTATCATCCCGTTTCCTCCTGCCTCTATCGTGTTGACATAGCCTATATATGGGGCCTGACTTCCAGCATAGTAAGACATGGATGCTATATACACGTTGGCCCCCGTTGTGGCTCCGTTTCCGCCGGCGCCTCCGCCGCCGTATCCGCCAGATCCATACGTCGCTGCGTCTTGACCATTCGCGCCTTTGCCCCCGCGGCCTCCGGCTTGTGTGCGAACGCCTATGCTCCACGTCCCATAATACAGATTTGCTGCAAACTCAAGCGCGCTTGCTGTCGTGCCCCCGGGCTCCCCTCGGTTATCCCCTGACGACCCGCCGGCGCCACCGCCGCCTGTCATCATTTTCCCGTTATTCCCGGTCCCTCCTACTGCCACGACCTCTACGCTGCCATAATTGCCCGCTGCTGCTCCGTCACTCTTTGTTATCGTTTTTCTGGTCTCCCCAACGCTCGTCCCAGTTCCCCCGGCTGCATGCTGTGTCCCCGCTCCGGAGTTTCCCGGGAATCCTCCGTCCCCTCCGTTTTCTCCGTCCTTCCCGGGTACGCCATATAACAGTCCGGTTACGGGATCCAAAAATCCGGCCTCATATATCCGTCCGTCCGCGGTGGTATACTCGCCAAACGTGGTCTCCGCCCGCGCTCCCCCGTTTTTTGCCGCAGCTCCGCAGATATACGTGACGGGCCCGCTCGCCTTTATCCCTGCGACCTCTTGTATTTTCCCCGCAGCGCCGCCATTCCCGCCGGAGCCGCCTTTTTTTCTCCCCGCGGTGCCGCCGAACACGTACCCTTGCCACCCAACAGCGTCCGGTATCCACATCCCCTGTGTGCTCGCCTGCTCCCATGCAGATGCATCCGTGTCCTCGCCCTTTGCGCCGCCCTCTCCGCCCTGGATGAGGACGGCCCGGAACTCCTCCACGCCCTCCGGCGGCGTCCAGGTGCCCGAGCCGGTCAGCACCTCCACGTGGTTGACAAGGTTTGCGTTGGCCGCGATGGGCGCAAAGCCCACGGTGCTCTTGGACTGCCCCCGGAGTGTGCCGGAGAGTGTAATGCTCTCGCTCTCCAGGCAGGCCGGGCCGACCTGCTCCTCAAACGGGTGGTAGATGTTGACGATGTCGCCGGGTATCTCCCGGCGGCAGATCACCGCGGCGCTGATGGCCTGGGTACACTTATAGTAATTTGCCATGCGCTTCGCCACGGCCTCGGAGTTGAGCAGGGACACCAGGGTGGCGTTGTCTGCCCGCTTGGTGTTGTCCTCCACGTCGGCGTTGACGGTCTTTGTCACCTCACGGGTGACATGGACATATGCCCGCCCCTTGAGCGTGCCCGTGCCCTCGGACACCACGGCATAATTTGCGCCGCTCTCCAGTATCCTGACACCCTCGGCCTTGAGGTCGTAGTAGGGGGCGGAAAAGGTGATGACGTCCCCCTGCTTTGCCGTGCCGTCAAACAGGGTCGTCTCGTCGCCGCCCTTGCTATATTGGTGCTCCGTCACCGTCACGGCGGACACGTCCGCGCTGTACTCCACCGTGGAGTCCATATAGAGTCGGTCCTGCGGGATGAGGCCGGACACACCGTCCCACAGCTCCTCTATACGCAGCTCGTCCGTCATGTCCACCTTTGCGGTAGCGCCCACCGCAAAGAGCACCTGGGCAAGGTTTTCCCGGGCCGTTGCGATGGGCAGCCAGCCATACAGTTTTAGTGGCGCGATGTTGGTCTTGACTGCTGCGGTGACGCCGGCGGCGGCGCAAATCTCTTTGACCACGTCCGCCACCGCGGCACCCTCATAGATTCCGCCCATGTGCCGGGCGGCGGAAAGCAGCCCGATCTTGGAGGCGGCGCTGATATAGTAGAGCTGCGGAGCCACCCGGCGGATGCTCTGGACGTAAAACGTCCCGGCCTTTTGCCCGTCATAGAGCCAGGCAAGGGGCGCGTTGCGCTTAAAGTCCAGGATGGCCGGCGTGCTGCACTCCACCGTCACCGTCAGGGTGTCCACCTCCAGCGAGGCGGACAGCAGATCGCGGCTGCGGTAGAGCGTCCCGTCCTTGATGCTGTCCTGGGCAAACGTATAGGCCCCGTATTTGATAAGATTGCCGCTCATCCTGCACCCCCTACGGCGTCCGCTGCGGCTTGATGGCCGCGAAGGTCACGGACAGCCCGGCCCACCAGTTGGCCCCGCCGATGCTGCCCTTATAACGGTCTGTCCCCTCAGACACCATCGCCTCAAAGGTCACGGTCTCCTGCCCATAGGGCATGGTGATGGTGTGGCTTGCCTGCGGTGCGGTGATGGCCTGGTAAAATGCGTCATAGGCCGCCCGGTTCTGCGGGTTTGGCTCCACATAAAGCGTGTAGTCGTAGTAGGTGCCCACCAGATCCCGCTCGTGCCGCCCGGACAGCATATCGCCCGCGTTGGTGCCCTCCACCAGGCGGAACTCCCTGTCCATCGTATCATACCGTACCCTGACATCATAGTGGATGCCGTCCATCGTAATCCCGTCCATACTATCACCTCTCCACAATGGATACGCCGCGCCGGGCGTTCTCGCTGTCCACATAGGGTACAAGCACCCGGGCAAAGGTCACGCCGTCCATCTCGATGGTGGCGTTAAGGTTGGCCGGTCGTGCTGCGGCGGCTCCGCTGTGCTCCTCCCGGTACAGCTTGCGCAGGGTGGATTCCGGGGCGATGATCTCCCGCTCGGTCTTGTTGTCGCCCACCACGGCCAGATAGGGGTCATTCGGCGGGATGACGCCGCCGCTTGCGTAGGCCGGGAAAGCGTTCTGCACCGGCGTTGCGTTTTGCGCTGCCTTTTTGGCGCGGCTGGTGGCCGTATTGATTGCCGCTGTTACTGCGACGATGCCCGCTACGATGCCGGCAGCCGCAAGGCCCATGGTCAGCGCGGATTGAAATGCGCCCATCGCGATGGCAGCCGTCAGGGCCGCAGCGGCCACAAGACCCAGTACCGCGACGACCTTTTCCGCTCCGGTCATATCGTCCCAGGCGGCGGCCAGTTTGACCGCAAGCCCCACAATGACGCCCGCTGCTATCCCCACAAGCCCCATCTTGATGTCGAGCTTGTTAAATAGTTCTATCACCTTTGGCAGCACTTTGGAGACGCCCTCCACAACGCCCGCAACCGGTCCGATGGCGGCCACAAGGCCCGCCACTGCAATGATTGTCTTTTTTGCCCCGTCATCCAGAGAGTTAAACCAGGCTAAAAAGTCCCGGGCAAGCTCCGTCATCTGCGTTACAAGCGGCTGTACATCCTCTGCAAGCTCCGCAAGGGACAGCTTGAGGTCAAGGCTTGCCTCCTTGTTTGCCGCCAGCTCCTTGTTATTGTCCTGCCAGCTCTTGTACACGTCCGCCATGCCGCTGTGTGCAAGGGTGGACAGGGCGTAATCCTGCTTTTGCGCCTCCGTTGTGCAATTTGCCAGCCCCGCCGAAAAATTCTGGGCTCCGATGCCCAGGCGGTCAAGCAGCTCCCCAAACTGTCCCGTGGCCTTGCCGGTGGCAAGTGTCTCCTGCAAGCTGTCCGCCAGGCTCTCAATCTTGATGGTGTCCGGGAAAGACAGGTAAGCCCCGGCGAGGTTTTCCACCGCCTTTTGGAGGTTGCTCTCCGTAAAATCTCCTTGCAGCAGGTTTGCCACCGCCTCCACGGCGCTGTCCGTCTCATCGCTGACGACGACAAAGGCCCGGAACGCCTCCCTGGCCGCATCCACGCCCACGCCGGCGTTTCGGGCGTTGTTGTCCAGCTTGGATAGGTCGGAGCGCAGCTCCTCCGTCGCCGGCACGGCGGCTATAGCAGCGGCTCCCAGGGCGGTGATGGTTTTTGTCACCGGCGACAGCGCGGATTTGACCTTGCCCGCCCCGGTGCCCAGCGCCTCCGCCTTGCGCTTAAACTCATCAAGGCCGCTGTTAAAATCCTTTTGGGCCTTTTGCGCATCCTTGAGCGCCTGCTCGGTCTCCAATACCTCCCGCTGGTACCGGTCAAACTGCTCCTGCGTTACGGTCGGCCCCTTGAGGCTGTCGAGCTGCTTTTGCAGCCCCCGGACGTTTGCGTCCGCATCGTCCACCGCCTCGGCCAGTCGCTCCACCTCTTCCCGGGCCTCCTCGATCTGCCCTGCGCTCTTTTTGCGCTTGGAGCTCTGGAGCCGGTCAAGGTTTTTCTGCGCGGCCAGGAGCTTGTCGCCCATCTCCGTGGCGGCCTGCTTTGCCTTGTCGAGGTCTTTTGTCAGCTTCTCCCGCTTCTGCCCATTGGCAAACGCCTCATTCATTCCCTCGGCGGCCTCGTGGAGCTTTTCGAGCCTTTTCGTGCTTTGCTCCACGTTGTCGGCAAGTAGGCGCTGTTTCTGGGCCAGCAGCTCGGTGTTTTTCGGGTCGAGCTTCAGCAGGCGCTCCACGTCCTTGAGATCCTTTTTGGTCTCGATAAGCCGGTGGTCAACGTCATGCAGCGCCTTTTCCAGCTTTGTGGTATCGCCGCCGATCTCTATTGTGATGCCTTTAATCCTGCTTGCCATAGTCTCACCTCAAAACCGGTCAAAATCCTCCTGCGTGGGCAGGTACTCATAGTCGCACTGGTCGTTTCCGGCCTCGATCATCATATCCGTTACCATGCCGATGGTAAGCAGCTCAAGGTCCCGGATTGGGATCCCCAGCTGCGCCACGCGCAGGAGGAAAAGGGCCGTTGTCAGTTCCCGCTCGGTTTCCCTTGTTTTTTTTTAGCGTCTGCGATGGTCTCGTTGTTGGCCCTCCACAGCTCCATGAGCTGCGGGAAAACGGCGTAAATACTAAACGTGTCAAACTGATCCAGCCAGTCCTCCACCGTGGCCGCCTCCATCTCCGGGTCTGCGTGCCGTGCCATTATAAAGGCGACATTTTCAAAGACTTCCAGCATTTGTACCGGGATCCCGCCGTCGTCCGCCTCCGCCTTTTTGACGGCGGCGTCGATCTCCCGCATATCCTGCATGATGTCCCGGCGGAATTTGATACGGTACATACGGGGGATAGCCGCGGTCGCCCGGAATTTAACCGGGCGACCGTCGATCATGATCTCTTTTGTCATGGCCTTACTCCGTTGGCACCCACACGGCGCCGTACCAGCCGTTGTATGTTGCTTCCGGCGTGGTGGCGGTAGTCTTGGCCTTGATGTTGCCGTTTTTGAGCGGCGAGGCGGTCAGGGTCATGCTCTCCGTGGTGGGCTCTTTGGTGTTGGTGGTGGTCTGCCCCGCCAGGCCCGGGCGGGTGACGGCGCAGTTGTAGAGCACATGCCGCGTCGCCTTTACGTCGCCCGCAAACTCAAAGAGCAGGGCAATGTGCTTGGGCTCCACATTGACGCTCTCAACGAGCACCTTGGCCGTGGTGTCCTCCGTCTCCAGGAGGACGTCCGTCCGAAACGCATCCGGCAGCCGCGCCACCTCCAGGGTGCCGCTGTAGCCGTCGTTTGCCGCGGTGACAAAATAGGCCACGTCGTCCGCGTAAAACGTGCTGGTATCACCCTGCGCGTCCATGGACAGACTCACCGCGCCGGGGATAGCCACCGGAGTGCCCCAGGTCACGTCCCCGTTGTCCCCCTCGGTGATGACGGCATAATGTACGTTTTTCAGGCCAAACTTGACTTTGTTTTCTGCCATTTTTTACACCTCGATCTCATACATAGTCTCATAGAGCCGCTGCTCTTGGATATAGCTTGTCTCTCGCTCATAGTAGATTCCGGCGGCAGTCAGGGCCGCCTCGATCTTTGTCTCCGCGTCCAGGTCCCGCTCGTCCGCGTATAGCTCGATCTGGATATGGGCCACTTGCAGATAGACGGTGTCGTCCGCGCCGAAATTGTTGCTGTACGGGTCGAGATAGACGCCATACGGGAGGGCCGGCGGCGCCTCCCAGTGGTGATAGGCAAACGGGATGCCGGTGGCCTCCAGCAATTTCCTGATCTCCTCCAGCGTCATTGTCCCACCCTCTCCACGGTTATCTTGATCCGCCTCTCCAATGCGGCGGCAGCGGCCTCCTGCGCGGGCCTGATGTGCGGCTTTCCCTCCGTGCGGCTGCCGTCCCGGCACAGATGCCCATTTTCCAGCCACGACGTCAGCCGGTAGTGCTTGCGGTTGTAAATCGTGACGTTGACCACGTCTCCGTCATCTGTAATCTTGCGCATTGCCCAGCTGCGGCGGTATGCCCCCGTGCGCTTTGGTGACAGCTCTTTGACCTTTTTCAGGCACTCCTTGCCGGTCGTCTCCAGGTCTTGAGATACGCCTTGCTTGATCTCCGACACGTATTCCTCCAGTTCTCCGTTGATGGCCTCCACCAGCTCGTCAACCTTGATCTTTGACATCCGTTTCCTCCAGCGTCAGGTCTGTCACAAGCAGCCCCTCCGCATCCGTTGTGTACTGCACTTGGATCACATGGTAGTAGATGCCGCCGATGGCGCACACATCGTTGACGCGCACCCGCTGCGGCGTCCTCCATATCCGGATAAGCCTGTCCGCCTGGTGGCCGTTGCGGGCCGCCTCATAGTTGCGCGTGACGCCCACCGTACGGTCCTCAAAGCTGCCTGTCAGCGTCTGCTCCAGCGTCTTGGTCTTGCTCACGCCCGACTCATCCCACTTGACGGCGTAGATGGCAAAGAGCCCCGAATCCAGCATATCAGCCGCCCCCCATCTTTTGGGAGGCCAGCAAGTCGAGACGCAGCCGCTTGAGATATGCCGGCTCCGCCTCCCCTGTGACCCGCTTGCGGTACATCCAGGCCGCCGTACCTACGACGGCCTGGATGTAATCCTCGTCGGCTGTCTCTGCGATGCCCTGGCGGGTGATGCTTGCCTGGGCCGCGTTGAGCAGGGAGGTCAGATAGACGTCATCTCCAAGGACTACGCCGTTGCGCTGCAAGTCAAACTTGAGCAGCTCCAGCGCTCCGCTTATCATAATCGACCGCCTCTCCGATTAGCCGCCGTCGGAGCTGGTGGCGTTTGCTGCGTCCTCCGCAAAGGTGACGCTGGTGGTGGGTGCGGTGGCGTTGATGCCGATTGCCACAAAGCCCTCGGCAACCACGGGCAGGCCGTCATAGCGGGCGGTGCCCTTAAATACGGTCTGATCCTCCACAAACCGCACGTGCTCACTCTGGGAAATTGCGGTGCCGGCCCGCTCGGCCAGCAGATACAGATCGCCATAGCCGCCGATGATGTTGTTATCCGGGACAAAGTCCAGGATCTCGATGGCGCCGCCCACCACGGGCATGGTCTGCATCATGCCGCTGGTCACAGCGCCGGCGGCGTTGATGGTCAGCGCCTCGGCCATAAGGGCGGTGTAGGTGGCCTCGTTCATGGCCCAGAACTTTACACCGGTGCTGTACTTGCTCTTTGCCGCGCCGGACGCCTGGACGATGGACTGGAACAGCTTGACGCCGGCGCTGTTGGCCGCGGTGATGGTCTTGATGTTGGTGGTGTGCAGGTCGGCCCAGGCGCGGGCGTTGGCGGGGTAGTCGCTGGGCTTTGCGGTCTGCGCCAGACGGGTCACGATGCCAAGGGGCATTTTGGTGCCGGTGCCGTAGAGGGTCGCCTTGTCCAGGGCGTAGCCGATGGCCTGGCCCAGGGTGGTGATGATCTCGCTCGCCAGGGCAATGTCAGAGTCCTCCAGGACGGCGTTGCACACGGCGATATATCCGCCCACCTTGTAGCCGTCCACCTCGACGGCGTTAAAGGTCAGGCTAAGCTCGTTAAGGGTGGCGCACATCTCCGTCCACACGGCCTCGGGGATAGAGCCCATGACGTTCTGCCGGGCTTTCCCGGGCACGCTGCGCAGGCGGACGTGCCGCATGAGCTTGCTGTACTCCATGGCACTCTCCTTGATGAGGTCGAGCACCACGGTGGGGATGAGCAGATCGCCTCCGGTCACAGCCCGCTTGTTTTTGCCCATCTCCCTGGTGCGCGCCAGGAAGTCCTTGACCTCCTGGTTGGCAAAAAATGCGTCCCGCTCCTGGGCGGTCATGCCGAAAAACTTAGTACGAGTTTCCACGTGCTTGGTCTCCTTTCGCTTCTCCTCCCGCTTCTCCTGCGGGGCGTTTTTTTCAATGTCCTGGATCTCGTTCTCCGCTGCCTCGATCTCGCCGCGGAGGGTGTTCTGGCCGGCCTCGTTCTCGGCCTTTTCGGCCTCGTAGGCGTTTACCGCCTCCTCAACGGCGGCGCGCTCCTCATCTGTGCCGGCCTCGTTGATGGCCTGCTCCAGTTCGGCTTCCCTGGTCTCAAAGGTTTCTGCCGCTTTCCGCAGCTCTTCCAGGGCGGCCTTTTTCTCGCTGATCTTCTTTCGCAGCATCAGGGTCTTAAGTGCCATGTCTTTCTCCTTTCAATTTTTCCGTCATCTCGGCCCGCCAGGCTTCTGCCCGCCGCCGCTCGATCTCCTCATAGTCCCGTTTCCGGGCAGCGACGGAGGTCTCCTCGTAGGCCGGGAATGTTACCACGGATACCTCGTACAACTCCACCTCCAGCAGAGTCCAGTGAACAGAGCCGTCCTCGTGGATTTCGGTATCCTCGCGGACGATGTCAAAGCCAAAGCTGCATTGATCCACATCCCCGCGCTGCACACGGCTATACAGGTTCATGGCGTCGGAATCGTTCGGATTGATCCTGACCTTCCCCCACAGTCCGTGCGCGTCCTCGCGCAGTTCCAGCGTCCCCGCTTTGCTCCGGCCCAACACAAGCCTTGTGTCATGGTCTACCAAGGCGCGTACATCGTTACCAAGCGTTTCCGCAAACGCCCCCGGCGCAATACTCTCCGTCCCGCCGGGCCACAGCTCGTAGATACTGCCAAATACGGCAAAGTACCCTTCAATGTAGAGCTCTCCGCCGTCATCCCGCGTCTGGAATTTGGACGGGGCAGCTCTCACTTGTCGTCTCTCACGCTCCATCATCAGCACCTCCGTTAAGTTTGTTTTGGTCTCCGATCATCCCGCGCGGGATGTAGTTTTCCAGGATCACCAGCTCGTCCAGCCCCTCCAGCGGGTCAAGGCCCAGCCAGTCCCGCACCTCGTTGCCGGTCATGATTCCGCGGACAAACTGGTCGTCTCCGACCTTCGCCAGCTCCTCCATGTCGTAGGCATACAGAGAGCGCGGATTGAGCTTGAAATACCAGTCCGGAGACAGCAGCAGCTTGCGCGTCATCTCCTGTTGGATGCCCTGGGCGATCGGCATGATCCGGGACGTTACAAAGTTGTTCCACTCGTCGCGTTTGTACTCCCCGGCGCCCACCACAAAGGCGGGCACCCCAAGGATGGCGGCCACGGTTTTTTTGTCCAATGTCACATTGTCCGCCAGGGCAAGGTCTGTCAGCGAGAGCGGCTTGATCTGCGTCACGTCCATAAACTCGCTGGGTATCACCCACGGCTCCCCGGCGCTGTCCGTCTGGATATACTCATCGAGCAGCTTTTTCCGCCCGCTCGGTGAGGAAAACTCTTCCGCATTGGCGTCCACCTTGATGACAAGGGACGGTTTCCATTTGGCCTCCATAAATCCGCGTTCCGTGGCCGCCGCCTGCTTGAGGTTTTGTGCCACGTCCTTGAGGCAAATGCGGTATCCCTGCCCCATCCACGGCCTCTCCGGATCCGGGTTTGCCACAAAGTGCAGGACATCATCCGGCGAGTACTCCACACCGTTGATCTGCACGGTGTAGCCAAAGCCCTGGTTGTCCGTCACAGATACCTGGCTTGGCTTGATGGGTATCAAATCCTCCAGGAGGCCGTCCCGCGTCCTCGGGTACACAAACGCATTGCCGTTGCCGTCCAGCAGCATGGTCCGCACGATGATGTACATGAGGCTCTTTCGGGTCATATACCGGTTCGGGTTGATGTCGATCTTGCGGGACAGTTCGTTTTTGAGCCGGATGTCTCCCTTGCTGGTGTTGGCCATGAGATGGATCGTCATACTGGAGATAAGGTCTGCGATCTTTCCCACCGCCGTCATGATCTCCGGGTTGTGCGCCAGCGTGGTATAACCCTGGACGCACAGCGTGTCGTAGGCGTCTTGGCTGCACAGCCAGGATGTCACCGCATCCCGCCCGCTCGACCGGCGGCGGAACGGCCACCAGTCCCTCTTTTTTCTGCTCATTCGTCACCCCACCATGTCTTGGCCTTGTTGGCCTTTTCTTCCGCCTCCAGGCTGCGGATGCAGGCAAACACAGAGGCGTCAAAGATATCTATCCGCTGCTCCGGCTGCACTTTTTCGTACTGGATCATGTCGTCCGTCTTTTCGATGGCCGCCACGTTTTGCACGCAGTACTCATACGCCTCGGAGTGCATATAGTACAGCTCCCCATTTTTCGCCTTTTGCTCAATCCGCCGGAATCCCTCGGATTTTTTGTAAAAATACTGCGGCTGGTCAACAATGTTAAAGCCGGCGGACTTCATGCCCATAAAATACTCCCGGCAGAATTTACGGTCGTGGCCCACCTGTTTGATCTTAAAGCCCCGCTTGCGCATGGCTACAAACCAGTTGACCACGTCCGCGCGGTTGACCGTCGGGCTGTTGCACATGTCAAGCCACCCGTCATCCTGCCAGCCGAAAAGCGGGATACCGTCCTCATCGGCCTTTTGGTGGGCCGCGATGACCGGAAACCAGGCATGCGGTATCACAATGTCCACGTCGCACACCGTGCCGTCTGGCCTCTTATACCCCCGCAGCGTCCCATACAGGGCCGCCGCCGTCAGATCGTGCAGCTTGGACAGGTCTGCCCCGCCGTACCAGCTCACCGGCAGCCGCGCCAGCTCGTCCATCGTCCAGTTATACCGCCCGTCGCTGGCCTGGAACTCGTCCAGATTGAAATAGGCCCGCACCGCCGCGGTGTATACGTTGAGGCTCTTTGCCAAAAAGTCCTTGCGCTGCTGCGGGTCGTTCTGTGCCTGTAGTGCATCGTTCATTAGGTCCTGCGGTCTGACGGACACCCCATAGGCCGGGTTTGCCATTTCATGGATGACCGGGTTTGTGTAATCCACATTCCCGCCTTCGTTCTCGTCCGCCTTGCAGATAAAGACAAAATATTGCTCGTCCTGCACTGTGCCGTCCAGGATCTTCTTGCAGTACTGGAGCCTCCGGTAGCAAAAAGAGTTCATGTTGTCGCCGGCGGTGGTGATCCCGATCATCAGTTTGTTTGTATAGGCTTTCATTGCCTCTTTGATGATGTTGTACTGCTTTGGCGTCTTATAGGCGTGCAGCTCGTCCGCGATGGCGATATTGCAGTTGAGTGAGTCTTGGCGGTCTGGGTTTGCCGCCAGCGCCTGGATAAAAATAGAGCCGTCTCCCAGGTCCCCCTGGATGCTGTGCTCCTGGTTGTTGTCGATGACGCGGAAATTTTCTTTCTCGCCCATCTGCTCCAGGTTGAAATTTATGAAATTAAAGCTCTCCAGCGACTGCTTGAGAGCTGCCGCCACGATGTACACCTTGCTCCCGCTCGCTCGTTGGAGGATGCCCAGCGCCCAGGCGAGAGCCGCCGCAAAGGACGTCTTGATGTTTTTTCTCGGGATATAAATAAATGCCTCGTTAAATCGTCTGATCTTCGTGCCCCGCTGGAAAAAGCCCAGCAGATTGTAAATCTGAAATTTGTGGAACGGCTCCAGCAGAAACGGCGTCCCCCGCAGCGGCGTCCCGTCCAGGCGCTCCCCCTGGGCGTGGACGAACGTCTTTTCGATGATCCGGATCACAAACTCGGCGTCAGCCGGGTTGAAGTCATAGCCCTGGTTTTCCCTGTCTCGGAGGTAGCGCTCGCATGTCTGCTTCAGCTCGCGGCATGCTATTTTGCGCCCGGTCATGATACTGTCCACATATTCCGCCACCACGGCCTCGTTTTTGTATCGCTTAGTCGGCACGTGTCATCACCTCTGCCAGCTTTGACCGCTTCTCTTTCTTCTTCCCGCCGGCCTCCTGCTGGGCCTTTGGATTAAGCATCAGGCGGTCGGAGTACTGGAGGATGTCCTTGCGCAGAGCCTCTATGGTGAGGGACAGCGGGGACTTCTTTTCGCCCCCATCCGCGGTCGGCGTGGAGTAGCGGAAAGACTTCCCGTTTTCGTACTCTCGCACAAGTCTCTCGTATTGTTCCCGCATCCCCGCATATAGGTCTATAATCGGCCCATATTCAGGCCGGAAAGTTCCCATCCGTTTCATGTCCAAAATCGTGTTCGCTTTAATTGTATCTTTCGTGATTGCAGGGCGTCCCAAACGCCTCTCCCCCCTCCCCGAAAAAGTCCTGGAATTTTCGCTCTATTGGAAAGAGTCCCTTGCGCCGGTCTCCCTAAGCTCTTTTTGTGCCCCCGAAGGAGGGGGGGATACCCGCGCGCGCCACCGCTCCCCGAGTACTGTCAGCTTGTGCGTCTCCCGGTCATGCATGGCGTTGTGGCACTCTCCGCACAGCGCCACCATGTTCCACCGCGTCATCCGCAGGTCTGGCCGCTCCTCCACGGGGTTTGCGTGATGCACCACGGTTGCCGGCGTCATCTTGCCGTACCGTGCGCAGTTTTGGCAGCGGTATCTTTCTGCGCGCAGAATGCTCCGCCGCATCCGCTCCCACCCGCTCGACGTGTAAAACTTATCCCTTGCCATTTTCTCCTCGCATCGCTGCCGCCCCCACCCCTTGGCTGTCCGCAGCGCTCTTTCCCTCCCCTGTCTCCCCGGGGCAACACTGTCTTGTGCAGCCGGGCGCCGCCCCGGCCTGCTCCATGCTTTGGGCTCCCCTGTGTTGGGGCTTAGCATGCTTGGTGCTTTGGGCGGGTCTTGACCCCACAACCTGCTGATTACAAGTCAGCCGCTCTGCCGCCCCGCTACCAAAGCATGTCCGGGGCACAGCATCCGGAGGTGCGGTTGCCTCCGGCCCCCTGGCAAGGCCCCGTCCCGATATTGCCGCCTCGGAGTCGGGCGCTTATAACGCAAAGAGCAGCAAGGTCTCCTCGCTGCTCTTTGTCAGTCTATATCATATCAGTTGCGGAGTGTTGCATTCTACTCCATCTTGAGCGCGGCCAGGGCCCTCCCGTGCAGCCGCCACACCTGCGTACGCTCATAGTGCATCTCCAGCGCCACCCGCTCCCACGTCATCCCCTCGATGTACCGCAGCCGCAGCACCCGGCGCTGTGCGCTGCTGTCCACCGCGCGGATGCAGCCCTCGATCTCCCGGCGCAGGGCAATGAGGGCGTCGATCCTGTCGTTGATCTCCTGCTCTACCTCGATGAGCTTTGCCACCCCGTCCGTCATGATGTCGCCGCCACCGCCCCCTGGCATGCCGCTGTAGCTGGTCGTCACCCGGGTGAGGCGCGCCATAATGGCCTCACGCTGGCGCAGCAGGTCGTTGATCTCGCTGTCCGCCGCCTTGTAGCGGCGCAGATAGTCCTTTTTCTCCCGCGCGTCCATGTCACACCCCCGCAAAGCTCTCGCGCACCCTGTGCCCGGCCACCTCAAACTCCACCACGTGATACCGCCCCCGCGGATGGATGTACACCACCCTGCCCGTCATGGCCCGGGGCTGCGGCTTCTGCCGCTCCCGCGTCTCCACACCCTCGGCAAAGGTCTCCGGCGAGCGTGTCACTCTATCCCCTACCTGCATCCTGCATCCTCCTTGTCCCTGTTTTGCCCATGCTTCGCCGGCGGGTGGCCGTATGCCCCCCACCTGCACATGGCAAAGTTGATGTACATCCCCTGGTTGATGTTGTTTTTGTACGCCGTCGCCTCCACAAGCTCAAAGTCCGGATAGCGCTCCTCAAACCACTGCCACTGTGTGCCGCACTCAATGGCCTCCGCCAGATCGGCAATGTCCTCCATGTCCAGCCGCCCGTCGTACTGTGCGCACTCGGGCATGGTGAGATTCCGGCTCTGATTCCAGCGCCGGTAGAAATGCCTGTCCTTGACCATGTAATGGGCCAGGCCCACCACGCCCTCCTCGGTAAACTGGAGGCGCTTGCTGTTGGCGTAGCCCCGGCCCCACAGCTGTTCGATGGTGTCCCGGTCTGCCCCGCCGCTGATGATGAGGTGATGATGCACCCGGCCGTTGGTCCTGCCGTACTCGGTGCAGCTGATGTACCTGAGCTCCAGGCCCAGCTTGCGGTATAGCCGCTTGAGTCTCCGGATATAATTTGCCAGGATCCGCTTTGCCTCCTCCGTCTCCGGCTCCTCTCCGGGCCGGTAGGTCAGGTGGAGGGCCATGTCGTCCCCGGTGAAATTGTTGTGGACGATCCGGGCCAGCTTCCGCTCTGCGTTGCGCTGGTTGAGCCGCTGCTGGATGGCGCTGGTGGGGCGGCACTTCTTCCGGCGCTTCCCCCCCGGCTGGAATACCGGGTAGATGGAGCCGTCCATGTAATCCCCGCACACATAGACCGATTCCCGGTTAAAGGTCCTGCCCCTGTATGCCCGTCTCACATGTGCCGCCCCCTCTGCGTGGTCGTTAACTTAAGATTGCTTACAAGCCTCAATTCGCGCGTGCGCGCGCGAATTATATATGTAGTCCGTGCCCTTGGCTCCCTCTGACGAGGGAGCTGTCGAGCGCAGCGAGACTGAGGGAGAGATACCCCTCCGCTGCGCCGCCGAGCCTGCCATCATCAGCGCCGGGAGGCTGTCCCCGGCGGACGGGGCCCGCGCCCCGTTTCGGCTTATTGTCGTTTTGGCTTGTACCATCCCAGGCACCAGGCCGGCGGCGTTACCTGCCCGCCGCACCGCGCCTTGCCCTTGGGGTATATGGCTACCGCCCGCCCCATGATGTCCTGGGGCCTTGTCATGGCCGCCCCGTCCGGGCTCTCCCGGGCCCGCTCGTCCGGGCCTGCCTTGTAGCCGCAGCGCAGCATCTCCCGGCCCCGCCCATCGTCGTCCCGGTACGCGTGGGCGCAGGTCCCGCATGTCCCGCTCACTCGTCCATCACCTGCCGGAGCAGCTCCCTCACCTTGATGAGCTTGTCCAGCTCGTGCTGGGATATCTCCTGGTCCGTCCGCCGCGCCCCGCTGCCCACGATCCTGTCCAGCTCGTACTCCGGGAGCTCCCGGGTGGTAAACCGCGCCCCGCAGTCGCTGCACTTATACCGGCGCCGCCGCCATTCCTTCGCCTCCCGTGTGTCTGTCACATAGACGTTTCCCCCGCTGCACCCCGGGCACCTCATGGCTCGCCCTCCGGCGCGCTGATCCGCGCGATCACCTCATCCAGGGTCAGCCGCCCCCCGGCCAGGACCCCGCCGATGTACAGGTCATAGAGCGGCGGGTCGTCCTGCACCCGCCGGAACTCCAAATCACCCATCCTTATCCCTCCTGATCCACTCCGAGCACCCGCCGTTATACCGCCACGCGCAGCGCTCGCATTGCCCATAGCACTCCTTGTGCCCGCTCATGCCTTGTACCCCGGCAGCTGCCAGGTGTATATCACCTGCTTGCCGTTATATCGGGCCAGGTCGTGCTCAATCCGCGCCCCGGGGCTGTTGCCCCAGCCGTGCAGCAGGCCGATTGCATCCGCGCTGTCCAGCATGGCAAGGCAAATGCGCATATAGTCCGCCTTGCCCATCCCCTCCGGCAGCACCGCCGGGTTGAGCACGATGTGCCCCGCCGCCGTCAGCGCCCGCTCGGCCTGGGCAAACTTTGCCCGGTAGTACGGGTCTCCGGTAATCTTACCGGCTATGTAGACTTTCATCCGATTTTTCCCCCCAGATAACCACCGCCGACGGAAACGGTGCTCCGCATGGTGCGGGTACCCCGTCCTCGTCCTCAAAGCGCAGCCGCCCCCGCAGGAAACGCACCTCCGCCTTGCCGATGATGTAGTCATGCCAGTAGCTTGTATCCGTCCGCGCCGGAATCAGCATGACAACGGTCACGCCCCCCAGGCTCTCCAGATACCCCTTGCGCACCCATCGCCCGATCTCCCGGCCATAGGGCGGGTTGCAGAATACCGGCCCTCCCACGTCCCAGGTGCTTGTCAGGCCGTCCGTCTCCGGCGTGTAATACCGGCTGCACTTGGCGCTTTTGTCCGTGGCCGCCGCGTCCAGCACGAAGCCAAACTCCCGGTCAAGGGCATTGTAAAACGTCCGCGGCGTACAGTAGTCCATCTTTTGCTGCTCAACAGCGCCTTATTCATCGTCCCGCCTCCCTGTATAGCCTCACGCTGCCGTCGTCTATATACATCCGGTTGATGAGCGGCCTGTGTTTCCGCCCAGCATCCAGGATGACCCGCAGGCCGTTCGGCGTCTGCGCAATCCTGTCCACGGCGGCTATCATCAGCCATTCGCGGCTTTGCGTGGAGCAGTCGTAAATCACCGTCATCCCGGGCCGCAGCTCGTCCCATGTCAGGGCCGCACCCCGGGCCTGTACATACGTCCCGCTGCGCCCGCTCGGCGCAGCAAAGAGGCTTAGCTGCTCATACATCCCCCGGCGCCTCCGGCAGCTCCATCCAGTGGGTCACGACCCTGCCATCAAGCACCGTCCGCCAGGGCATCCCGGCATGGCGCCACCACGTCCCTGCGGTGGTCTTGTACGCCTCTCCCACAAATACCCCATCTGTTGCCAGCACCCGTTTCCCCGGCTCCGGCAGGCGCTCTGTTACCGGGATCCACACCATGCGCTCCAGCGCGGCAGCTGCATCCAGGGCAACCTTGTCCACGTCGCAGCTCTCCCACGTCTCTGTGCCAAAGCTCTCCATGTCCTCGCCCGGCACCTGCTCCACCACATGATACGGGCACCCTGCGCAGTCCTCGTGCCTATCCACAATCGCCGTACACCGCAGCGCCGTGATGATCTCTTTTGCCGTCATGTCCCTGTCCCTCCGTCTCCAAGCATCAGTTGCCCTCTCGCGTATACCTCATACAGCGTGTTGCCCCGCCCATCGGTCAGATACGGCAGAAACACCTCGTCCATTTCCGCGTCGCAGCTCTCCACAAGGGCCATCTGCGCCAGCACCCAATCCCGGATGTTGCGCCACGCCGTCCTTTCCGCCTGTGCCCGGTTGGCCTTGACCTTCTGCCGGGCAAATACCCGCAGCGTCCCATCCACCGCAGCCGGCAGGCGGAAGCCCCGCGGCCCGCCCTCTGTGTTGATCGCAAAGGACACCGCCGCAGGCCGCCCGTCGTCATAGTCCACCATGATCTTTGCGGCACCATGCTTGGCAAGTGCACCCTGTATCTCCCCAATGCTGATGTGCGCATCAATCGTGGTCGTATAGTTTTTGATTGCCACTGTTACGCCTCCCCGCTTCCTTCCTCAGCCGCTCCAGCTCCGCCCTGTACTCCGCCTGTTTCCGCCTCCATGCGAGCTTGTTGTGCGTCAGCGTCAGCGCCCGGCGGATCTCCGTGTTTGTCCTTCCTTCAACGTCCATCCGGGCTATCTCCCGGCACTCCGCCACGATCACGCTCTTTTTCGTCCCCCGGCGCGCCGGGTCAAGGGGCCCGGTGTACTGGCTGGCGCAGCCCGCCACGCATACCGGCAGCGGGCAGTTGAGGCATGTCCTGATATTTCCCGGCGTGTCATTGGCCCACGTGGCCTTGCTCTTGCTGCTCTCCACCGGCCCGTGCCCCGGCTTTGTGGCGCCCCTTGTCAGCCCATAGGGGTCTCCCGTCAGCATCTCCCGTCCTCCTCTCAAATTTAGAAGGGTAATTCCCCATCTTCGTCCCCGATCTCTGCATACTGGTCTGCCTCCGGCTCCGTGCTGTATGCCTTTTCCGCCGTCTCCAATCTCTTGCTGTCCCCGAAGTACATGTTGGACACCACAAGCTCCGTCTCCTTGCGCCGCTGCTCGTGCTTGTCCGTCCACGTGCGGGTCTGCATCCGCCCGGCGGCCACCACCATCCGGCCCTTGGCAAGGTATTTGCACATCCACTCCGCCGTCCCTCGCCAGGCCACGCAGTCTATGTAATCTACCGCCCGCTCGCCGTTTTCTCCCGGCTTGCCGTCCCGCTCCACCGCCAGAGTAAAGCTGCACACCGCCGTGCCGCTCCCCGTGTGCCGCAGCTCCGGGTCCCGCACCAGCCGGCCCATCGCCGTCATGTCATTGAGCATTGCCGTCAACCTTTCTCTCGATAGATTTCATCAGCTTCAAAAAATCGGCCGCCTGCGGATATTCCCCCGTATCATCTCGGACAACCTCCGCCAAAAAGCTCTGAAGCTCACGCCAGCATGCCATATAGTAGAGCTCATCCCGATCGTTCAGCATCCGCCCGTCCCCCACTTCTCCACGATGTTCTTTGCCGCCTCCGCCGTCAGCCCCACAAAATCCTCTCCCTTCGCCCCCATCAGGATGGCGTTGCCCACAAGGACGTCATTGTATACGGCGGCCATGTCCGTGGCCAGCTGGTTGGCGGGCAGCCCCAGCAGCTTGCCCTCCTCATTGACGATGAGCACCAGCCCCACGCCCTCCTCATGGCTCCATCCATCCGCCAGCACGGTCGGCACGGCCTCGATGTCCCCCTCCACGATGTCCTGCATCGTCTCCAGCTCCAGACTGTCGTCTGGGTAGCAGTGCAGCAGTATCATTTCCTCGCCCGGCCTGATGATGATTGCATATCTGTCCATGTGTTGTCCTCCTTACCACGGCAGGTCGTCCCCTGCCACAAGCTCAAAGCTCCCCGGCTCCTGCGCCGGCGGCTCCGTCACGTCCTCGTCTGTCAGATAGCTGCGCCCGAACGCCCGGGCAAACTCTTCCGCCGTCCAGTCCTGCCGCTCCATGGCCAGCCTCTGGCCGTACCGGTGCAGCATGTCCATGGTCTGCCTGTTCTGGTGGGCTGCCGCCGGCCCGAACAGGTGGCAGCTCCCGTGGCAGAGATATACCGTCAGGCCGTACCGCTCGCTCTTTCCCCGGAACGCCCCGCCAAAGATGTGGTGCCGGTCCAGCGGGTCCTTCGCCCCGTTGCGCCCGCACAGCCAGCAGCTGCGCCCCCTCTGCATCTCTCATGCATCCTCCCATACTCCGCACATAATGTTGTCCGGCTTGCTCGTTGCCTTGATTGTCCGGCGGTCAGTCTCCGTAATCCGCACATGCAGCCCGGCATAGATGCCAAATCTCCATCCGGTCTTGATGCCATAGCCAGCCTTGATGCCCCAGCCAGCCGCGATGCCCCAGCCAGCCGCGATGCCACAGCCAGCCGCGATGCCACAGCCAGCCTCGATGTCCCAGCCAGCCTTGATGCCATCGCCAGCCTTGATGCCCCTGCCAGCCTCGATGCCCAAGCCAGCCTTGATGCATCAAGTCACGGCAGTTCTAACCGTTCATAAAACATATCCAATGCGTTTTGCTGGACTTTCCGCTCCGATTACCAAACAAAGGCTTAACAGGTGCGAGTTTCAAGATTTCTTTAACAGGAATATCCGTTTCATTCCATTTGAAAATCAACACCCCACCTGGTTCTAAAACCCGAAAACACTCAGAAAAGCCACGCTGAAGCATATCCTTCCAATCAGAATAAAGCGCCCCGTATTTGATTTGTTGATAACCTGTCGGAGTTGCTCTTTCATTCAGTGACCCATACATATCAGCCATTTTACTTTTTCCTGTATTCCTCAGAAGGTGCGGCGGGTCGAATACAACCAATTTGAACGAACCATCCTCAAACGGAAGACGGGTAAAGTCGCACTCAATATCAGGGTTCACAATGAACTTTCTCCCATCACATAGCTCAGTCTCAACGGTTCGATTATCACAAAAAAGCACTCTTTGGTCGCTCTTGTCGAAGTAAAACATTCGACCGCCGCAGGCGACATCCAGCACTTTTTTGCTTTCAGACCACATTTGTAAATTTTCGTTCATAATCTCTAAATTACCTCAAAACCACACGTTTTGTCGGATACCCAAAAAACTCCACCCCGGCGCTGCAAGCGCCAAGCGCCAGCAGGTGCTCTCTTGTAATCACAAAATCGCCCGTCATGTTACGCCCTCCTCCTGCTGTCCCTCAGCACCAGCGCCGCCGCGGCAATCACTACCGCCGCCCCCGCCAGTACAAAGCCCGCCATGCCGTATGTATCCATCAGGCCGTCCGCCCCGGCCGCCAGTCCCAGGAGCAGCAGCAACGCCGTCAGGCTCCGCATGCCGTGTCACCTCCGTCAATTCCGCCCGCCGCCGCGTCCCGGCGGCTCGCCCGTATGTATCGGTTGGCAAGCTCCAGCAGCACCAGCAGCTTGTCCGCCGCTACCGGCGCGCCGAAATCTCCGTTGAGCATCCGCCGCACCGCCTTAACCGGCACGCCCGTCTTGTCCGCCATAGCCTGCGCCGAGCCGTAGTCCCGGCTGCGTGCAATCACCAGCGCGTCCGCGATGGTCCTCTGATAGGCCAGCTGCCGCTCCCGCTCCCGCTGGGCCTGCGTCAATATCACCTTTGGCATATATACCCCTTGCCTTTCCGCCCCCGCCCTGCTATAATGAGCGCAAGGACATTATCGTTTGCGTGGTTTTGTTCCTTCCCCCGTCAGGTTGCCTCCTGGCGGGGATTTTCTTTTGCCAGCCTCGATGCCCCAGCCCCCAGAATTTCCCGGAGCCTGTCCGCCGCGGCAAATGCGTCCAGCCGCATGGAGCCGGTCTCCAGCCGCGCAATGGCCGGTTGAGATACGCCAACCAGCGCTGCAAGCTCTCGCTGGGTGTAGCCACGGGCCACCCGCTCGTCCCGCATCCACCGCTGGCCCTCCAGCACCTTCTCACGGTTCGCCTCCCGGTACGCCCGCTGGCCCTCCAGCACCTTCTCACGGTTCGCCTCCCGGTACGCCCGCTGGCCCTCCAGCACCTTCTCACGGTTGGCCGCGTAGTACGCCCGCCGGTACTCCCGCTTTATCCGCTCCGCCGTTGGCAGGGCGTCAAGCTCCGCCTGCCGGTCCTGCTCGCGGCTGCGCCGCAGATCCTCCGGCGTCACCCGGAACTCCCGCTCGATCTCCTCGTCCGCCCGGCGCATCTCCTCCAGCTCCGCCGCTGTAAATGGCATGTGCTCACCTCCATAACGCAATGATGAGTGCGATCACGGCCAGCACCAGGGACGGGATGCACATCCACCACTTTAGTCTCACTCTTTCTCCCCCTCCGTAATCATGGGACCGCTTTGCAGCATTTTCCGGATCCTGTGCTTCGTGTTCTTTTGAACATCCTCCCGCGCCAATACCCACGCAATGAGCGCTTCGTATTTTGCTGCCAGCGCCTGTGCCTTGTATCGCTCCCAAATCTCTTCTGCTGTTTCGCCCATTCTTTTCATCTCCCCCTCTCCCGCTCGGTCTCTTTCAGCAGTTCGTCCACGGTACAGCCAAAATAGGCGGCTACCTTTTGGAGCTTGTCCACGGACGGGCTGCACTGCGTCCACTTGGCAATGGTGCTGTTCCCAAATCCGAGCTCTTTTTCCAGGCGAGACAAACTCACATCATTCCGCTCGCAAAGGCTTTTGATATTTGCAAAGATCGAATTCACTCTTTCCCTCCTCTCAAATGAGCTGTTCTCGTTGTCAAGAGACAACGAGAATTTTCTATAGCGTAGCATAGAAAATTCAGCCTCCTATTGACATAATAGCGAAAATGTTCTAAACTCAAGTTGCAGACAAGAGATAGACAAATTCAGCTTGGGTCTATGCCCGGGTGCCTTTGTTGTGCCCGTGTGCATATCTCCATTATACGAATATCTTCGTAATTGTCAAGCTCTTTCTTCGAAGTTTTTCGTATTTTCAAAGGAGGTCGCCCCGATGTCGTTACTTGAGCGTATCGGGCGGTTGCGTCGAGAAAACGGCAACCTGTCCGTAAACAAGTTAGAGCGGGAAGCCGGGCTTACGCGCGGGTCGATGTCCAAGTGGGACGATCACCCGCCCAGCTATGAAAAGCTGAAAAAGGTCGCTGATTATTTTGGAGTCTCTGTGGCCTACCTAACCGGCGAAGAGCAGCAGGCCATAAAAAAAGAGCCCGCCACCGTTTCCGGCAGCGGGCTGGATGCTATGTCCCAGGAGCTTATTGACCTGGCGTTGTCTGTCCCGCCTGAAAAGCGGGAGAAGGTTCTGGCAATACTAAGAGCCGCACTTGACCTGTAGCCCAGGCACGCTGTTCCTCCGTCATCTGCAATACCAGCATTCTCACTTCGTCCTCGTACATCATGCGGCGCGGCTCCTTTCTCCTTGCATCTTATGTGTTGCTCTTTATGTTTTAATTTTACCACTGCCGGGTATACCGTCCACCCGCAAAATGGCAGAATGATATATCAATCCGGAAGTTTTTTCTTCCGCCTCGGCAGAATCGCTTCCGGGGCGGAAGTTTTGCATTTTTGGAGGTGCGTAATGGCTGCTTATCAAGATCTCATCCCCTACATGGACGCCTGCCCCGCTCGCATCAAGCAGGCCAAGGAGGAAAAGCGCTATACCAGCAATGAGCTCGCCGACCTCTCCGGCGTATCTGTCTCCGTTGTCACCAAGCTCATGTCCGGGGCGCAGCCCGATCCCAAGCTCTACAACATCGCTGCAATCTGCAAGGTGCTTGACGTCTCTCTGGACGGTCTTTTCGGCCTGTCGCCTCCGCCGGAATCTGACAGCGGCCTAAAGGATCGCGTCCACGAGTTGGAGGTTGAGAATACCAGGCAGGCTGGTGAGATAGACAAACTTGACGCCGTGTGCGAGCTCCAGACGGCACAGGCCGTCTCCAAACGTATTTCCACCAGCGTTTTGCTATGTCTTTGCGCCGTCCTCTCCTTTGCCCTTTCCGCCTACATCATCATGGACGCCACCGACGCACTCCACGGCCTGATCCGCAACGGCGTTGTTTCTCCGCCCGCCATTGTTGTCCTTGCTACCCTTGCCCTGTCCTTCGGCACTATTATTTGGTCTATCATCCGGTCTGTCCGGTTTAAGTTTTAAGGAGGGTATCT